CTACAGGCTGAGGGCGTGCTCGAGCATGCCGATGACGTCCGGGCCATCCTCATTGATCCAGGTGCCGTAGTGCTGGCGGATCATGTTCCCGTTGGTATGCCCCATCTGTTCCGCAATCCAGTCGATCGATGCGACACCGGTTGTCAGCAGCTGGCTGGCGTAGGTGTGTCGACACTGGCCAGGCCCGCGATAGCGGACATCGGCTGCTTTCAGGTGAGCTTTGAAAAAGCGATCGCGAACGCTGAAGTCGCTGACGTGCGGTTCACCGGTATTGGTGTTCAGGAAAACGAAGTGCAGCGAATGCTTACGCACGGTCTTGTTATCGCGCTCGACGATATCGACCGTTTCCGCCTTCTTGGTCTTGTTGATGGCGTTGAGCATGCGCAAGGCGTCCCAGGCCGGCTCCAGCAGTCGGACCTTGCGTGTCGATCGCCGGGTCTTCGTCACACGGTAGGCGCCGCGAACCTTTGACCGACGAAAGGTCACTGTTCCGCTTTTCAAGTCGACGTCCTCCCAGGCCAGCGCAATCGTTTCTGACACCCGTGGTCCGGCCCAAATCATGAACTGCACCATGAGCAGCTCTTGGGTTCGGTCTGTAGGGGTTTCGAGGATCTGCTTGATTTCCGCCCTGGTGAACGGGTCAGGCACTTCAGGATCGGGTAGGCGAACGATCAGCCCTTCAGTGGGGTCATGCGCAACCTTCTTGCGAGTTCGATAGAGCCTGAATATCTGGCGGACGTTGCTGATGATGTCGCGAATGGTCTTATTCTTGAGCGTCTTCGACAGGGTGCCCTGCACCCAGTCCTGCAGGTCCAGGTGATCGATGCTGTCGATCTGAACCTTGCCCCACCTTGGACGAATGTGTACCTCGGCTTTGTTCAAGTAGCCGCGGTAGGTTGTCGCTGCCACATTGTTGATTTTGATTTTCAGCCACAAGTCCAGGTAATGACCGAAAGTGTTCTCGGTCAGTCGCGACGAGTTTGGAAAGTGCCTGGCATAGTCGAACGTGCCGGCCTGGATCTCATAGTCGATGATTTCTGCCAGGCGCCTTGCCTGAGCCAGGTTCGCGGGGGTATTCCCACCAGGGAATGGCTCTCGGCACTTTTCCCCGTTGTAACGAAAATAGATTCGTAGCGAGTTGCCCCGCGGTTCTACACCACTGCTCATACATGCGTCCCCACGCGGATTGAATGTGCCGATGAAGCGGCAGAAGAAAGGCCCGTCTCCGGGCCTTTATGAACAAGCGTCTCTGCTGAATTTTCCCCTACCGTTCCTGTTTCAGTAACCAGAACAACCCGGCACTTCTTCTTGGTGACAACGCTGTTCCAGCCTCTACCTCAGCGGCCCGACGCTGGGCGTTGATGGCTTGTCTGCGTCGGCTGCACTTGTCATGGTTGCCATGGGCGCGTGATCGGTGGCACTGATCGCAGATGCCTGTCTGGTCGAGATTCCAGGGAAAGGATTTATTCAAGGCTGTCTCCTTCATAAACCACACCCTGAAAAGCCATATCTCTGCGAATCCCCTTGCAGCACGTCGGTATCGGGGTTTCGGCGATTACTGGGCTTAAAGGCTGATGAATGGTTTTCTGGCAGGTGCGACACACGTACCGAAAGTGGGTAATTTTCGAGTTATTCATGGTTCGCACCCTCGATGCTGAAATGTGTTAACTCCCGAAAAAGCAGAGGTTGGACCGAGCCGTCAGCATTGATCCTATCCATTGGGGTATCAGCAGTTGGTTCATCACCATCCCAACCTTGGGGCCAGGTCCTTGCGGCTATCAACTCACGGATCCGGGCCTCTTCTTCCGGGTTGATCAGATCGACCCGAGGTCGGCCTTGCCGATCAGCTGCCGCATTGCATTCGGCCTGAATGGATAGGATGCGTTCCAACCCCATCAGGCGTGCGTCGAACGTCAGTGGCCCCATGCGCTGTGGATTCGCCGCTTTCGATCCATCCTTCAGAAGCTCGAATCCTTCTTTACGCAGTCGGTGTTGCGGTTCGCGCAGTTCGCGCCAGAGCTTCTTGATACCCTTGAGTGGGGCCAGGTAGGCCCACGACGGATTCTTCAGAATTGTGTCGAGTGCCTTGTCTTCGCTGGCCAGAGGGCAGCCAGTGCAGCCGGTTCGGGCATTAATTTCTTCTGCCTCTTCACCACCATAGGCATCGGCGATGCTCGCGGTTGACCAGTCGCCGAATGCTTCCGAAGGAGCCCAGTGTTTCAACCACTCCCAAACATGGCAGACCCTCCAGTGCAGCAGCGGTGCCAGGGTTGCTAGCCTTCCCCGTAGGCCTTTGGCTTCGGGCAGTACTTTCTGGTACCACCCTTGGCCGCACTCGGCGCCGTCCTTGCCACAGCTCATTTCGATACGTTTATCACGTATCGCACTTTCGCCCTGGCGAACGCCGGTAATCATCAACACATTCCCTTGCAGTTCGGCGAGCCGTTGTTCGAGTGCCGCTTGCATTGGGTCGATTTTGATTTGCCGTGTACACCAGCGGAGCGTGTTGTTATTGGGTGGCGGTACGCCGCGTCCGAGTATGTAGACCATGAAACGCTTGTCCATAGGCGCTGTGACAACCTCTACCCGAATGCCCCGCTCGATCAGTTCATCCATGATCTGTTGCGCTGCTATCGCCAGCGGCGGCAACTCCTGGCGGGTATCGGCATAGAAAACAGTCAACGTCTCAGGAGCCTTGATCTTTCCGTTGTCGATGAGCCAGATCAGGAGGGTGAGCGTCGCGCTGCTGTCTTTACCACCGGACCACGCTACCCCCCAGTGTGGGTGATCATTGCCATAGGCCTGTAACGACTGAATGGTCAATTCAATGCTGTCCGTCATCTGGAGGCGTTGAGCACCAGCAGCAAAGATATCGATCTGGGTTTTCATGGTTTGCCTCCAGGAGTCACGCTGATCAAATCGCCGTCGCGTAACACAGCGGTGTCTTTCAGTTCCTGCAGGACTGCAACGGCGTGCCCGCGATCGAGGGCGTAGATGTAAACGCTTGGGAAACCGTCTGGCGTTTCGAAGTCGACAGGGAACAGATGCCAGGTAACTCCGTGCTCGAGCACGGTCTGGTTGAGGACAATTGCGTTGCGAGCTGTCATGGGGTCACCTGCTTGAACTCTACGACCCAGACCCAGGGGTTTACGTCCCAGGCACCGGCACCGTTGATTGACTCCCAGAGGCTGGCAAACGAATCAATAGGGCCGGCCCAGTAGTGACCGCTTTCCTTAACGTGATAACCGCCGTCTGGATGCTTCGCGATACCTTCGGCTAAGGCCTGGTCTTCGCTGATGTCCTGCAGCCGTTCAACGCGAACCGCGGTCACTTCCAGCAGGATGCGGCTGTACCGCCGGTGAAGGTGGATGCTTGGTACCGAGCGTTCTGGCAGCAGGCCGTCGTAGCTGGGGCCTGTCTGGGTCTCCTCATCGTCGAATAGCGAGCACAGATAAACCGTCTCGCCGTGGACGCCGCCGGCAGCGAAGTAGTGACCGTATTCGCAGTCGTAGCCGAGGCTTTCGCGCACCCACAGCCGGTCGCCGGGCCGGCCATGAGGGCAATGCATATGGTCGTAGATCAGCCCTTTGCTGTGCGCAGCCGTGAAAAGATACAGGCCGTCTGGATCAATGCCTCGGTATCTGCATCCCGGTTCAAGGTCTTTCACCTCTCGTCGGGTGACGGTCTTCTGGCCAGCGAGAATGGGGCGCACCATCGGCGCCGAGAACAGGATCGGGCGTTCTTTAATGATCATTGATGCAGCTCCTGTTCAAAGCCGAAACGACTGGCGGGTGAGTTGAGGTTGTGTCTGCTGCGCATCGTTGACATCGCCACCGGTTTGCACCTCGCATACGAAGCTGTGCCGTTTCCGGTTTTTGGCAGTAAGGGCGGTCGTCAGCCGTGGGACGCTGGCAAGGCATTGCTCGTAGGCGTCGGTACCAACCCAGCGCTGGGCGGGTATTACCTGGCAATCAGTGCGCGTTGCATCGGTGCACAGGTACAGCAGCAGTAGAACTGTTGTATGCATGGTGCTTCTCCTTTGGGGCGGTCGGGGAGTTGCAGCTCCCCTTTGATTCGCCCGTTTTCTAGTTCAGCGCGCGTAACGACGCGGCTTGTTTTGCTTGGCGGCGGCCTGGTTGGCCATGAATTCAGCCCACTCGTCGGTCTTGCGCTGTTGCCGTGCGCGGCTACAGGCCTGGTGCTTCCGTGTGGATCGGGCCTTACCGCAGATATCGCAACGGCTCGGCAGGTCCAGGCGTTTGCTGGCCATCGGTGGGCGGGTGCGATCTATGGTGGAAGCTTCAGGCATGGGCTGCCTCCTTCCACAATTCGTTGCGGCGTGAGCGGGCCGCCTGGTATTCGCTGGCCAGGATCTCGGCCGCACCCTCAATCCAACCGCTGGTGGGTTTTCCGGCCGCGACTGCTGTGTCGTGTTCTGCTCTGTTGATCGGGAAGCCCAAGTGGAAATAGGCCGCGCCATCCAGCTCGAACTTGACACCACCACCGAGCATCAGATTGCCGGTGTTCACGCCGAGCAGGCCCCAGTAATGGTGGGTGTCCAGGTCCGGTGGGCAGTTTTCTTTCCAGAGAGCAAGCAGGCGCTCATGCTCTTTGCTGATATCGGCGCGTACCTCTTTCGAGCTTCCTTTCCCTTGTTTGGGACAGCTCCGCAATGCGCGATAGCCATATTCATCAGGACGCCGCCAGTGGGTATCCAGATCGGTGCTGTTGCCGAGTTTCACCCCACCTGCATAGAGACAGGTGATGCTACGCATTCTTGCGACCTCTCCACCGAACAGCTTGCCCAGGGCTACCAGACCGGCATCCAGCGTGTCTCTCTGTGCGTAAAACTCATGCACGACAGCGACAACTGCTGGGGCCGAGGACTTGTAGAAGTAGTCGGACATGATCAGCTCCCCCCGATCAAGGCGCGGGTCAGCGCGTTGGGTTGGCCATCGGGGGTGAGTTTTTTCAGCGGTAGCGTGATGGTGCGACCGTTACCGGGTCGAACGGTCGCAACCTGGCCATCGATCTCGACGATGACGCCATTGCGAGCGCTGAAGCTATAGCCGCTTCCTTCGGCCTTGAGTGTGACGTAGCTGACCTTGTCACCGACTTTGAACGGGTTCGTGGTAGCCTCTTGGGTGCCGCCTTGGGGTTGATTCACTTGCATGGTGCTTCTCCTTTGGGGTGGTCGGTGTCGAGGGGTTGCAGCCCCTCGGCACCACTTCTTTTCTGGCTTGATCGTCTGCCTCAGTTGGCAACGCGCACCAAGAAAATCTCTAAGTCCTTCAAGCGTTCGTCTTCCTCAGCAGCCGTCTGCCACTTCAGAACCTCATTGATCTGCGCGCGTGAGCAGTCGTCTACGAGCAACGTCCGTTCACCTCGATCTACCCGTACCTCCATGATCGCCAATAGACCTTTTTGCTCGTAGGCGTCGGCGTGGATGATGCTGATCGGATTACCTTTGGCCTGTTGCTGAGCCTCGATCTTCCGGAGCTTTGTGGTTTTGCCTGTGGCGCGATCGCCAGTGATGACCTGTATATGCACGGTGGTTCTCCTATGGCGGCGTTAGCGAACGAGGGACAGCAGCAGGTCGGGAACGAGGCTGGCCACGGCGATCAGCGCGACCAGCGCCGCGGCGCTGCAGGTCAGAGTGATCGCGTTGTCAGTCAGGGTTGGTTCGTCGTCTTGCATGTCGTTTTTCTGCATGGTGCTTCTCCTTTGGGGTGGTATCGCCGGTTGCAGCCGGTGATTTCACGCTTTGAAAATCCAGCACTTCACCGTCATGCAACGGTTGAACAGCTGGTTTCGGGCGGCCTGGCCAGCGCGTACAGCACTGTCCACGGCCTTGTACTCGATGAATTTGTGGCTGCGGGACTCCTTCAGCAGGTCGCGCAGGGTGCCCACGTCTGCGAGCTTCTGGCGGTGCTCAGCGGCGCGTTCGGCGAATTCGTTGAGGTTGATAGCGATCAACTGCGGGTTCTTGCTGTGGTTGACCAGGGGCTCTTCGTTGAGGCTTTCGAGGTATTCGTAGACCTGCCAGAACTCGGCGACGTCCTGGTGGTCGGCGTTGATCGCCGCCTGACGCTCCAAGGCCATGCGAATGACCGTGCGCTGGGTTTCGCCGAGCTGTTCAGGTTGCAGGGTGATGATCTGGTTGAGGCAATCCACCATGGCCAGCAGCTGGGCGTGGTTCTTGATGATCCGCTCGACCCGAATGACGCCCCGGACGTTGTTGCCACAGTGTTTACAGTTGCCGGCGTCATCGCCGAAGGGCTTGCCGCACTTGGCGCAGTGGCTGTTCAGCTGGCGAAGGCGTGCCTCATGTTCAGGCACGCGCTGACCGAACAACTGCATTAGCGCCGCTTCTTGCCTCACCGTCATCAGCAGGAAGTAGGAAAGGGTGCTGCCGTCCAGGGCGTTCAAGTTGTCAGCGGCCGCACGGCTTTCCGATGTGACCTGGGGGCGGACGAAGTGCAGTTTGCAGATCCGCGTCATGATGGCTTCGTGAGCCACGACCGCGGCGTTCTGCGCAATGACAATGGTCCCGCGGAACGGCGGCTCGTAGGTTTCGTTGCCGCTGGTCTTCATGCCGCGGGTGCGCAAGGTGCCGCCGCCGTAGAAGTCTTTCAGTTCATCCCAGTCGAAGCCCTTGGCGTGGGCCTTGTCCGGCCCGTTGCGGTCGCCTTCGATCAGCACCACCGGCATACCGGCTACCTGGCCCATCAGGCGGGACCGGCCCGCGGTGGATGATTTCGAAGGGTCGAAACCCTCATAACCAGCACGGCCCAGCAGTTTCCACAGAAAGGTCAGCAGCGTGGTTTTACCGGCGCCGGCTTCACCGGTCAGCTCCAAGAATGGAAACGACTGATACAGGTGCCGAATCTGCTCGGCAAACAGCGAGCAGGCGAAGAACGCCAGAGCCACGATCCCCTGGGCGCCAAAGGTGATCCACAGCAGAGGCAGCCAGGTGCTGTTGTACTTCGCCGAGTCGCGTTGAATCTCGATGCGGATGGACTTCTGCAGGGTCTTCAGCCGGAGCTTGCCGAACTCGAAAAAGTCCTCCTTGTTGACCTCGCTGACGATCCCGTTGCGGATCGCGATATCGCCGAACACATAGGCGCCGTGTTCCTTGCTGAAGCCCACATAGTCGATGGTCTCTACGGTCTTCAGGCCGTAGAGCTGTTCCTTCATGATCTTGTCGAGCTGCTGGCCGCTGCCGGTAAACACTGCGCCGGCGGCCATGCTGAGCAGGCGCTTCTTGAACTCGCTCGCAGCGGCAACCTGGCCGCCGGTGAAGGTGTTCTTGACGCTGCCCCCGTCGTGCGGGAAGTCCACCCGGAAGTAGTACCAGGACTCGTCCGTCACTTCGTTGCGCTGGAAGTACAGGGCCTGCGGGTAGCAGTTGGCGATTTCAACCACGCCACCGCACTGACGCAGGGCCTTGTCTCGACGCTGTTTGTCGTTGAGCAACTGGTCTTCGTGCCGCTCGGAGGACTCCAGCGCCTGCATGGCTTTGTTGAATTTCTCCAGATCCATCTTGAACCAGTAGAGCCGGCTTTCGAATCCGAAGTGAAACTCGTAGCGCTCGCGCCATTCGTACATCAGCACGCCTTTCTCAGCGGCGCTTTCAGCGATCAGCAAGGCGCCGTAATGGCGAGCAGATTGAAGGTCCTTGTCGATCTGCTCCGCGCGTTGCTCTGCGTCGTCGATGAACTGCCAGCGCTGATGCAGATCGTTCCAGTCAACCTTGCGACTGTCTGGCTGCGGGATCTGTGCCGCTTCACATTCGTAGCCGAGCGCGCGGGCCTGGCGTACCCAGCGCTTGGTGTACTTGTGCGCGCCAGGTTCGTTATCCAGCGCCCAAACCAGCTTGGGCAACTTGCCGCCACGTAGCCGCGCCAGCTCTTTCAGTGACTCTTCAGGGTAGGCGCCGGACGACATTGCCGAGACTGCCGCTATGCCGTTGTGCACCAGGGCGATGGCGTCGAAGATGCCCTCTACGATCCAGAGCTCTTTGACGTCCAGCAGATCGACACAGGGCGGGCACCACCAGAAACCACGCGGACTATCGCCGGGTTTGAACCGTGCTTTCATCTTGCCAAACCGGTGCGGCTGATCGATCAGTCGTTCCCAGTAGCCGCCCTTTTCCAGAGCGAAACGTACCGTCGCGCTGCCAGCGTTTAATTTTTCGGAGAAGAACGAGTCCTGCGTAAACCAGCCCTGAATCAGCTCGAGGCGAAAGCCGCGGGCAAATTCCAGATAGGCACGGGCTGTAGCGTTGGGATGCTGTTCTGTGGCCGGAGCCCGCTTGCTCCAGTTGTTGAACAGGTCTTCGTAGATTTCTTTGACGTGCCAGGTATGGCCGCATTTGCCGCGACCGCAACGGATCACCCACGGGGCGTCATGGAAGGCATACAGCTCTTTCTTCTTGCATGACGGGCAAACCCCTTCGCGCATGTACTTGCCGGCCTTGTGCTTGAGGCCGTAGTCAGACTGAAGGCGTTTCAGAATGTCGGCGCGTAACTCATGTTCCATATTCATCGGGGCTTACTTCACTTCGCCGAGACTGTGTTTAAGGGCGCCAATCAGGCGTTTTTGCGCGGCCATCACAGGGAAGGCCGAAAGCAATGAGCCGTGCCGCAAGCCTTCAGGGATCATGCGAAAACGGTCGTCATACCAGTGCTCGTTGAACTGCGCGCTGTAGTCCGCACGCAGTGCCTGGAGCAGGGCTTCGGCCTGTTCGCGGGGCAGTTTTGTGGTGATGGCGACGTCGATTTCCATGGTCCACCTCGGATTGCGGGCAAAGCTCACCCAAACCCACGGAATACGGGGCAGGGCGGGTATTTAAGTGGGGGTTACTGTGGGTGGTGCTTGTGTGCTGAATCGCTCAGGGCGGTCAGCAGCACTTGGTAAGGGTCTACCGGTGAGGCGTGTGGATCTGGAGCGTTGCCCGGGTGAAGGGGAGACCAACTGAGGCCGGCGGCCAGGTCCACATCGATCCACTTGAGTTGCTTGCTGGCCAGCAGTTCAGCCCGGGCGTTGTGCACCAGTCGCTCAGCCATGAAAACAGGGACCTCCAGCGCGGTGGTCAAGTGCCTGACGCAGTTGTCGTAGAGCAGATCGGAGTCCGCTGCCAGAAACTGTGCTTCGTGCTTTTGCAGGTAGGCCAACGCCGCCCGCTGCATGCTGCTGCGATAGTCGTGGGCCAGCAGTTCGTGGTTCATCGCGCGCACTCCATATCCAGTTGGTCGAGCAGGTCGGGTTGATCGTCAGCAGATTTCATCGCCTGGCGGCGGATCGAAACGGGCGCGACTGGCAGTTTCACGCCCGGGTCAGGCATGCCGGATGGGCTCATTTCATGAGTGATTTCGAACTGAGCACGAAAGGTCGCTCCGCAACCTTCGTTACTGCATTGCAGGTAGGCCACCCTTAGGAAAATATGGGTTCCTTCGCTAGTACGGATACGCACGTTGGAGCGGCAGTGGGGGCATACAAGCTTGTAGGTGCTCATGCTCAGATCGGCTCAGCAATTTCGAGGGCGATATTCAGCGGCGTGATGGCATCGCCAATTGCGATGCGGATATCCGTGCCTGCAAGGTCCCCATTGGCCGTTTTGACAGTTTCCTTTAGGGTGTCCAGCCGTTGCTGCGCCTTTGTCAGCAGCTCAATGAGGTGTTCGCGTTTTTCTTCAAGGAGATTGTTCATGGCAGTTCACTCGAAAGCGGATGTTGAGGGTTTGTTGCGTCGCCTGCAGGAGCGACACGAAGCGCTGGTTGAAATCATGAAGGGCCGCGAAACCACCAAAACGACTACCTTTGGTACGGAGCCGGGGTTATCAATGCGGGCTGAGGACATCCGATTTGCGGTGGATGACGTTGCAACCGCATTGAAAGAAATCAAGGCCCGTCTCGGTAAAGGCTGAGCATGGTCACGCATGCTCACTTTCCTTGTGCTGGCTTACTGTGCAGTTGAATGGTGGCCAGTACTTCCGAGTGCCGCGCGGACATGTAGCGGCGATGGGCGCCGAGAACCGCCTCGGCCTCTCCTGCCTCGATAACGCCATCTTCCAGAGCCTTGGCAATGATCTGATCGACATAGCCACGCTTCGCGGCAGCATTCACTGAGCGGCTGTATAGATCGATGTTGTCCAGTGTTTCGGGCTTGGCCAACGAGACGAACATGCCGCCATACAGGCTGGCGATGTACTCGGGAAGGTGGGCTGTGCCTGCATCCTGCTCAAGCACGTGGATCTGTTCGTCACTGAGAGGGCGGCTGCCAGCGTTTTCGTAAACGTGGTTGTCGAACTTCTTGAGTTCGTAACCAAGGCGGGCTGCAGCGCACTCGCGACCGCCGGGGTAATCGCAAATCACTGCACTCATTACCTGGCGCTTAGTCGCTAGAACTGGGCGTTTCATCTTCTGGTTTCTCCCTGGAGTCATCGCCCCTACAGTTATTTCATACCGCCTTGGGGTTGGCTGGCAGTTCAGCGGAATCAGCGAGGATGCCGGGGAGTACCTCTTTCCCAATCACCCTGGATATGTCCCGAAGAATGCGAAACGACAAACGCCCGCGAGGCAGAGTGTTGTGCCCAGCCCAGCGCTGGACTACTTGAGTCACCGTGCGCGGTTCATAGCCGTGGCTGATCGCGAACTGGCGAAAATTGCTACCGCTCTCAATCAGGCGCGCCTGAATCTGGCGTTTTTCCATGGTCTGGCTCATGGTTGATGTGTTCTCAGTTGGTTAAGATGTACTCGTTACGCATAAGCCTATTTACTCTTTTTAAATAAATCAAGCGGTATTGATTCGAAATGCATAAAACATCGCTCGACGCTGTGCTTGATCGTTTGATGACGGTTTTCTCCGTGGATAACGATAGTGAGCTGGCCCGAAAGCTTCAGGTTAATCGGCAGACGCTGGGAAGTTGGCGTAGCCGACAGTCCGTTCCTTATGCGTTATGCGTAAGCGTGAGCGATGCCGAGGGTATTTCCCTGGACTGGTTGTTGGCAGGGGAGGGGTCAATGCTTCGCGGGGAGGCTGAGATGAAGACTGTGGCTCCGGTCGCCAATCCCCAGGAGGAGGCCATGCTTGAGCTGTTTCGCTCGTTGGGTGATGCGGGCAAGCGGGAGATACAAAGCGCTGCTGAGGAAAAGAAACGCTTAATGGATGTCGAGCAGCGCCTCAAGGATTTGACTGAAGCCCTTGCCGATACCAAACGGCCAGCATAATCTGTACCCATTAAGAACGGATCGGCCAGACAGGGACGCCGATGATCCGGTTCGCCACAACATGCTACTTATGTTCAAGGTGTTGAGCGACGTGATTTCAAACAACATATGGATGTGATTTATGCCGAAAGCCGATTTTCCTACCACGTCACTTTTAATCCGTTTTTCTAGTGTTTTTTTGAAAATAGTAGAGCGGTGGGTGATGGCTGCTAATACGAATAAATTGCTGCTCAATAATGTGATTGCGACAGAAACAAACCTCATGGCTTGCGGGGTTTCGCTGCCACGAATTTAGTGTGGCTGAATGATAATGATATTTGATTTGTAGGGGAAATATGCATTCCTTTCGTCCGTATTCACTAAAGATTTTTGATAAGTATCTGCCGGGGGAAATCTCGGAAAAGTATCATGTCCTGGATAATGTTCGCTCGAAAGATCTCCTGGATTTTGTTGAGGCATTTCTTAAGTCGTTGACTCATAACGTTCATGATGATGTGGAGACCAAAAAAACCATCCGGGTTACCGAGTTGCATCGAAAAGAACGTAGCGTCTATGGTTGGATGGAGTATGGTGAGTACGGTATCCCTGGGGCAATATACAGCTTGGCAAATAAAGCAAAGACCTACGATAAAAAACACGATGACTCGGATGTGCGTTTTTTTTATTTCAATTTTTGTGTCCCTAGTAATAGTAAAACTGCGGTTGCATTATTGCATAGTGCAGGGAATCGAGGTGTAAAGTCGTTTTTTAACGAAAAGTTCAATGCTTACTTTAAAATGCACGTCGATCTTAATGTTAGAATGTCTCCGTTGTCTCATGAGAAGACAGTGCAAGAATGGCTTGATAATTCAAGCGTGAAAGAGTTGCGCTTGTCGAATTATAATGTTGATGTGGCTGGTGATATTGCAGATCAACTTGATGTTGATCGTACGGAGTTTGTTATTAAGCCGAAAAGGGGAAGTGGTTTTGGTTCTTTTTCTTTTCTGCAGTCTAAGGCTGCGAATGGCGGAGATAGTCCGGTAGAAATATTGAGTAAGATTTCTACGGATGTGCGAGCAGTTATTGAGTCAAATGGTCGGAAAAAAATTGTCTCTTTAAAAATGAGTGACCCGATTGCAGCGATTGAGATAACCGAAGATAATGTTGATATTGTAGATGGGGCACCTGATAGGACGGGGCTGCATAATTATGCGGATGTTCTAATGAAAGAGTTTATAGATAAGGTCTCAAGATGAGTAAGAAAATCAAGATTGGTTTTATTATTCAAAAGCATTTGACGGCTGCTGTCTGTGATGCTGAAACAAAGAAAATAGACTGGTCTGATTTTTTTATTTTTATTGTTACTCCTTTTGTGTTGTCTGGATTGTTTTATTGGCTTGAGATTTCAGATAAATCTGGCCTCATAAATTTATTGATGTCGGTTTCATCTATTTTTGCCGGGTTGCTTTTGAATTTATTGGTTCTTGTTTATGATCAGAATAAGCGAGTGCAGGAGAAGCTGACGGCTTTGAATGTTGAATGTACAGCGTCTCCAAATTTAGAGGCGACTTCGCTGGCAGAACTAATGAGAGAACCAACGAAGGTTGTAAAAACGAGTGCTCTATATGCACACTATGCTCGACATGCTCAGCTACTTAGTGAGTTGTTGTCGAGTATTTCTTATGCGATTTTGATTTCTCTCTTCTCAATTGTGACAGGTATTGTTTCTTATTTGCTAAAGGATAAGTACTCGGCGCTCAGTGTGGCTGGTAAGCAAGTTGATATTGACTACAAGGTTGCTCTTATATCGGTGTCTATTTTCTTTTCTCTTAATCTCCTTTTGACTGTGCTTATGATTGTTAAGAGGGTGTATAAATTAATCTCTAGTCCCGGCTAAAAGTTCAAGTTGCTTGATCTTTTTGGTCAGGAATTTATTGAGAGGATTACTATGAGGATTAACTTTCTTGCAGGCATTGGTGCAGGCTTTATACTGATTTTCTCCGCTGAGGCGCTTGCAGAGCCCTGCGATAAAATTTTTACTGCACTTCAGCAGGAACGTTACCTATCTCAGGTGAGGCAGACCACAGACAAGGGAACTACTGAATATCGTGATGGGCAGAGCACTTCGTTGTCCGTCAGCTGCGCACTCGGCAAGCCTAATGTTGCGGTCTCGTGGGATGGCTCGAAGCCTGATCAGCAATTCTATGATCTAGTCGGTCGTGCCGGCATCCTGATTTCATCGCGATCTGCGGCAGATATCGTCAAGGCATCGAAGCAATGCCGGCAGCAGGTGATCAAGGATCGTGGAGAGATTGCAACGATTGAACTGGACGGGCTGGCCATCGAGTGCCAGGCGTTTGACCGTGACGGTGGTGGCACGACCATTACTGTGTTTGCCGAGTAACCGCCCTACGTTTTGGCCCGGCTGTTAGCAGGGCCTTCCACTTCGGCCCTAGCCGCTTGCATCCGCTTCCACTCCCGATCCACCGCCCGTTTCGCCGTATGTTTGTTGACGTACAGCCAAAGCAGGCGCTTGGGTTTGCTCTGATCGCCCGCCGTTCTAGATTTTTCTTTCCCTGTTTTTTCGTCGCGGTAATAGGCAATGATCCCGGTGTAGTTCTGCTGGTTTTCTTCCGCCAGACCCTCGACAGTGTCCTCTGGCAACTTGCTTTCCAGCTCCAGGCTTACCGTGTAGCCGCTGTCCGCGCTGAGGTTGTGCTGCACATTGCCGCCGTACCAGATGATTTCGTCGATTTCAGCTTTCACGCCCAGCAGCGTGTAGGTCAGTTCGGGGATCAGGTCTGGACGGCCTACGGCCAGCGTGTAACTGAGGGTCGCGCTGCCTCGTTGCAGACGATTGAACTCTGAGCGTGCGGCGCGCAGGGCGGACTGGCGATCGCTGTAGGTGTGGCGCAGATCCTTGAGGTTCTCGCCGCCGCCGGCAATAACCTCCTGTTTCTTGGCGCTGTTCACGTCGTAGAAATAGGCGCGTACACCGTCATAGCTGTCTCGATCGGCTTGCAGGTAGCGGTGCTGGTCGCCATCGGCTCGGGTCAGGGTGATGTGCGGTAGAGCCAGGCCGCTGGCCGTCTTCCCCCCGCCTGCTGGCAGGCACAAAAGGCATCCGGCCTTGACGGTCACCACAGCATCGAATTCTTCCCCGACGCGGCTGATGAGGTTTGCGTCGGACTCGTTTGCCTGGTCCAGCTGCAGGATTGGCAGGCCGCCCAGAGCGCTAGCGATAGTGGCTTTCAGGCCGTTATTTGTCGCGATATCACCCAGGACCTTGCCCAATGTGGTGTTGCTCCAGCTGCGTTCGCGCTTGGTCTTCAACCCCTTGCGCAGATCAGCCGATCGAGCGCGGATGTTCAACACATCGGGAGCGCCGGTATGTTCTGCCTCGTCGACGGTGTAAGTACCCTTATCGACCAGCCCGGTGTCACTCCAACCCAGCCACAACCTGATAACGGCACCTGTGCGCGGGATGGCCAGCATCCCGTCATGGTCGCTCAGGGTAATGCTGAGTTGGTCCGCCTCGATCCCGCGGTTGTCCGTCAGTAGAAGGCTCATCAGCCGTGGGCTGACCAGTTGGGCGATGTCCTTGCCATCGACGGACAGGCGGAACGCCGGTACAGGGTAGGAGGCTTCACGACGGTACCGTTCGGCGGCGTCTTCGATAAAACCGGTCACCCGGGCAAGTGCAGCCTCGATCACAGCAACCTCCTCATGATGTTGACGCCCGTGCTGGTGGCAGCCCCGAGCAGATCAATCCGGTCATCGTCGATGCGCTTGAGGTTAATAGTGAATTCAAGGCGTCTCGGGGTGCCGTCTCGAAAAAAGAGGGTCTTTGTTTCGCTCAGACTCTCGATGACCCATAGCCCATAGATGCGGCCGCTACCTTCAACCATGGGCCAGGCTTTGCCGGTGTTCGCCATGAGTCGCAGGGTGTCGAGGCTCAGAACGCTGCCGGCCAGTTCCGGCAGGATGAGGCCGGGCAGGGTGATCTTGTCGTCACCGCGGCCCAGGTACTGCTGTGCCGGGGCTGCGCCGATGCGACTGTTGCTGGCATGGCGCCATTCGGTCTGTCGCTGGAGTTCCTGGTAAGCGGCAGTGGAAAGGCTGAAGACGAACATGCCCAGGGCCATCATCATGACGATTTACTCCAGATCCGAAAGTTTGCTGCGCCTGCGGGCGCCTTTTTCGCTTTCGATGCGGGCCAGCTCGGCGCGCACTGCTCGGGCGATGGCTTGTGCATCCATCCCGGGGGTGGGATGGATGTTGATCTCATAGGTGTCGTGGCTATCGTACGCTGGCGCAGTCATGCTGCTGATCGGTGGACGGTCATCGACTGCCAGGGCCGGCATGACCACAGACCCCAGCGCCAGACTACCAGCGGCAGTGAGCTGTTTACCCATATTGGTCATGGCGGTGAGCGGGCCTTTTGCACCGCCTTCCAGACCGAGGGCAAGCCCCTGCATGGTGAAACCGCCCAGCTCGGCGAACACCCTGGATGGGCTGTGAATATCGAGTTTTTCCTTGAACCAGTTGATGGTCGAATCACCGATTGAGGTGACGGCGTTTTTGATCTGACCAAGCCCTGCATACAGCCCGCTGACCAAGCCATTGACGATCATGTTGCCGAACTCAGTAAAGCGGTTGGGTAGGTCGACGCCCAAGTAATTCAAGACACCGGCAAAGGCCTGGTAGACCAAGCCAATGGGGCTGAAGTTGGCCAGCACCGTCAAGATGCTGCCAATCCCACCGCTAAAGCCAGCTTTGATTTCGGTCCAGGCGTTGGAGAAGTAGGCTTTTACCGCGTCCCAGTTTTTGTAGATCAGGTAGGCACCGCCGAGGAGCGTCGCTACCACGGCGCCGATAACGAGTGCCACCGGATTGGTTGCCAGTCCCCAGAGGGCAATGCTCACTACGCGCAAGGCGCCTAGCAGCGCCCCACTGAAGGTGCTGGCCAACACTCGCACGCCCTGGGCGAGCATGGGAAAAGCGTTCCGAGCAAGGCCGGTCAGGGTTGGGGCCAGCTTCTGAAACGTCTTGGTAGCACCGGCGCCTTTGAGGCCGAACAGGGAGAGGCCGTAGCTGATCACTGCAAATGGCCCTAACAGGCTGGCCAAGGTCAAAGCGAGGGCGCCGAAGGTCGCGGCCAGCGCCCCCACTGCGATCAGGGTTTTGCTGATAATTGCAGCGGCGACGGGGTTCTCTTTCATCCAGGCGGTGATGCCCTTGATGACCTCAGTGACGCTTTTCAGCGCAGCAACGTAGGTAGGGAGAATCGCTTGGCTCATTTCACGATAGGTGTTGGCCCGCTGCGCGAGCAGTTCCAGCTCCTTGCCTTGAACGCTGTCTAACCCTTTGTCGTACAGCTGATCGATGCCATCGGCACCCGCATTCAGCTTGGCGTTTTTGTGGATCTGTTCGCGTTGCAAGTACATCTGCGCGAACAGGTTGGATGCAGTGCGGTTTGAGAAGATGCTGCCGATGGTATCCAGTACTTGGCTTTTTTCGGTGATGCCCTTGGCTTTCAGTTGCGGTAGCAGCACCTTTTCCAGCCACTCGAATTGGTTCTCCCGGAACATGTCACTGCCCTTGATGGCGCCGACATCCAGAAAGGCGATTTGTCCCGCTTTGTCATGTTTCACCTTCTTCGGATCAACCAGGCCGAGGGCCTCCAGATTGTTTGCGGCGCGTTTGGTGGTCCGCCCCTGATAGATGTTGGAGTAGGCGCTCATCATGGCGGTGCCCACTCGATGACCACCCATTTCCTGCACCAGGGGTTCCAGTTGGTAATAGAAGGCGTCGTCCTTGATGCCCTTGGCCGCCACACCGCCAGTTTTGATCACGTTCAGCCATTCGTTCGGCCCGACGCGGCCACCGGTTGCAGTGAGAACGCGCTGCACGATATCTGCCTGATTGACGAAGGCCTCCTTGCTGGCCAATCCACCACGTAGCTCGATGACCTTGAGCATGTCCATGAACTTGCGCTCGTTATCGGCGCCTTGTTCTTCGCCGTACATGGCATGGTTGGCGAACTTCATTTTGGCCAGGGTCGGGGCTACCATTTCCGCTTCGTGTTCGTCGGCAAACACGGTCATGGCGTCCCGCACCAGTGTCAGGTTTTCGGTGACGCTGGTGCCGTAGGTTTTCATTTCCTTGGCGAAACTGATGGCCTTGCTTGTGTCCTCTTTGCCCAACCCCAGCGCGGCGACACGTTGTTCCTCAAGGGCAAAGTGTTTGCCTTCCTGCAACGGGGCGTAAACCCCGCGACCGATGCCGTAAGCTGTGGTTATACCTGCTGCACCGCCCACGGCGGCGCTGGACGCGAACTGCTTGCGCCGATCGTAGTTCCTGTCGATGACCGCACGGGACTTTGCCGTTCGTTCGTGCTGTGCGTTCAGGAGTCGCAGACGACGGCCTTGCTCGCTGATGGTGCCGTTGGTGGCGGTGATTTGCTCGCGCAGCTGGCGCTCATGGCTGCTGAGGTTGCGGGTGCTGATACCGGTGCCCTGAAGCCTTGAACGTAGGCCCTGGAGTTGTTCATTCTGTTGCTGGTGTTGTTGCTTTAGCCGCTGAGCCTCGCGCACCGCCGCCTTGAAGTCTCGGGTCATGGCCTTGGTCGGCACCCCCGTTGCGGCTATTTGCTGGCTGAGTGCTTTGACCTTGTCGCGGGATGCGTTGAGGGCTTGTCCCGTCTGTTCAGCGGCAGCGCGCTGGGTGCGCCAGGCGCTGACGTCTTTCTGCTGGGCGTTGAGTGCCTTGAGTTTGTCGCGGGCTTCCTTGAGGGCGCGGGCTGCTCCGATGCTGCTTTTGTCTATCGACCGTAGCGGGCCGGTAGCCCTGTCGATGGCGTTCAGCAACACCTGAAGTTTCAGATCATTCATTGGTGGAACTCCGCACCCGGGCGCGTTCGCGCCATTCCATCAGTTCCTGCAGGCCCAGCTGATCCATGTCAGCCGGTGCCCAGTGAAATACAACGGCCAGGTCAGCCATCGCGTCCTCTACGCAACGAGGGATGCTTCCGTCTTCACCGACTTCTGCAATAAAAAACCCGCGATCTTGTTGCCACAGGCCAGTAAGTCGGCTGGGTCCATGCCGGCGGCTTCAGGCGCGGTGATACCGGGGTTGCTGATGCGTGGAATGACTTTGATCAGGCTGGCCACATCCAGGCTCAAAAGCTCAACCAGTTGCACTCCACGCAGTTCGCCGGACTGCGGCTTGCGCAGGGTGATGGTGTCGATGGTGCTGTTGCCGCGTTTGATTGGCGTGTCGAGGGCGACGGTGTTGTCATCGACTTCCGGCAGTGCTTCGGTGGTTTCTACGGTTTTCATGGGGTACTCCAGGTTTCAGGGTTGAAAGCCCTCGGGAGAGGGCAGGATGGGAAAGAGGATCAGAGGCCGATGGCGGTGCGATGCTTTTCCAGCAGGTCAACGCCGTTTACGTTCTCGATGAAGTTGAGCAGGTCGATTTCGATGATGACCTCGTTGTCGACGGTCAATTTGTAGTAGCTGCAGGTGGTGGTGATGCTGTGCTCGGTGTCTTCACCGGGTGTGGCTTCGCCCATCTCGATGGTTTCGTGACGCCCACGGACGACGATCTCCACGGCGCTGATATCGCCGGTGTCGTCTTGCTGGAACGAACCGGAGAAGCGCAGGGGCACGGCCGACGCGTTCACGGCACCGAACTGACGCAGGGAGATCAGGTCCAGGCCGCCAGTCTTCCACTCGAACTGGATGCCATCGTCGGACATGCCCAGATCTGCTTTGACAGGACCAGACATACCGCCGCCGCGGTAAGCCTCCATCTTGCGGGCGAGGGCGGGCAGGGTGCACGACTTGGCCACGCCGGTGTAGACGTTGCCGTCGTTGAACAGGTTGAGGTGTTTGAGCTTGCGGGGTAGGGCCATGGTGGCGTTCTCCGGGTTTCGGGCGCAGGTTTAGCTCCCCGTCTGGGGAGCCCTGGTCAGCTGTTGATTTTGCTGGCGAAGTCCATCAGGTAGCGGTCGGTGATGCGCTGCCGCAGCGTGAGGTCTTCCAGTGGTGGCACCGGCGTGTAGTCGTAGTCGATGTACAGCTGCCCGGCCTTGAGCGTGTCCTTGTCATTGATGTCTTCCGGGTACCAGCAACTGCCGCCGATCAGATAGCCCTGCGACTTCCAGTTGCGCATTTTGGCGTTTACGCCCTCGATCAGATCGCGCACCAGCGATGGATTCATGGGGAGGTCCACCGCCCACATGTGAGCCTCGGCGAGGGTGTCAGCGATGATCTGTGCCGTCCGTGTGTAGTTTTCGAAGAGGAACAGCGGATCGTCGCTGCAGGTATGGCTGCCCCAGAAGCGGAAGCCGTTCGCGTTGATCAGCGTGGTGACGTCGTTGCTGTTGAGATAGTTGGCATCCGACGCAGTGTTCTGCAGATCCCAGAACACGTCGGCGCTGATGCCGGTCACGCCGCTGACCGCGACGTTGGACAGGGTCTTGTGCCAGCCCACTTCCTGATCGATTTTCGCCCGCAGTCCCAGTGCCCGCGCGGTGGCCGAGGCGGTGACGGTCTGGTTGGTCGTGGTGTTCCAGTTCAGGAAATCCGGCCAGATAACCATTAGTTCCCGGGAGCCAAAGTTCTCGCGATAGGCGACCACTTCTTCCTTGGTTTTGCAGTTCCAGGCGTTGACGTAGGCGAACGCGCGGAGATCTTTGGCGATCGATGCCAAGGCGGTGGCCACCGGCAGGCTGTCGAGGCCTGGTACGCCGAGAATGCGTGGAGTCATGCCGACCTTTGCCTTGGCGGCGAGCAGGGCTTTCATGCCGGTGTACTTGCCTTCGGCGGTGGTGGTGCCGATCAAGGCGCTGGTGGTCGCAGCTTCATCTACGCCCTGCTTGACCCGTACCACAATGACGTAGGGCTTGGTTTGGTCCGCAATTGCCTCAAGCGAGGTCCGCAGAGTGCCAGTAGTACCGGCCTTGCCGATGGCGGTGCGGACATTTGATAGCAGGACGGGGGTGTCCAGCGGAAAGACAGTGGCATCAGCGTCTTCGGCAGTGCAAACCATGCCGATGACCGCTGTGGGGATGGTGCGAATGGGGCGGGTGCCGTCGTTGAGTTCGAGGACCCGCACGCCGTGAAGATAGTCGGCCATGGGTTTTGCCTGCGCAGTGGTTGAGATGACAGTGCACAGGCTGCCGCGCGCGCGCCGGATCGGCGAGCATCTGGCGTTGTAGGGGACGGAACTACAGGCAGCGGAAACAATAACGCCCTTGCAGGGCGTTATTGCATGCTACTCAGCCACAGAGGGAGGGGAAGGCCAATCCGTTGGCGCATCAGGTACAAGGATATGAAGCGTGATCATGTGCTTTAAATCGTAGGGCTGGCCACCTTTTGTGACCGCTACGATCAGTACCCCATCTGCGAACACAATTTCTACGTCCGCACCGCTGTCGATCTGGTTGATTGTGTAGCCCCATCCTTCATCGATCGGCGGAAATGGAACAAGGCCGAGACACCCTACAATCCGATAGATCCCTGTGGACTCTCGCGACGAAAGAACCTCACCACCTCCGAGGGATACAAAGTCGTATGTCACACCAGTGCCCAGAACGTTGATTGCTGCTCTTGCCATGTTAGATCGCCTTTAATGTGCCGTCGGCGGCTCGGGTTGTGTTTGCCGTTGTGTAAATCTCAGCTGTCGAAGTCCACCCCCCGGAGTTCGTTGTTGCTCTAACGACAACTTTCACTTGGTTTGCCCCCTGCTGGATTGCAAGTTGTGCACTGAAGCTTGGATTTGAGTACGGAAAGTTCAGAACTGACGAGTAGTTGAGCAGGGTCGTCGTTGTACCGTCCATCGAGTAGAAGCCACCCGGCAATCCCATTGTGTCAACGGCTTGAATTGGAGCCGTTGTACCTCCCAGGCCATATGCGCCAATTTTCAAGCCGTCGGTGATCCCATACCCTGCTAGCGTGGTGGCTTTCGCAGCTTTACCTGCCAGCGCATTCGTCATGGTCGTGGCGAAGTTGGGATCATTTCCTAAGGCGGTGGCCAGCTCGTTTAGCGTGTCCAACGCAGCAGGTGACGACCCGACCAACGCCGCAATAGCGGCCTTCACAAATGCCGTATTCGCGGCTTGAGTTGTGTTAGTTCCTGCCGCAGCTGTAGGTACAGTGGGAGTCCCAGTAAAGGCTGGGCTTGCGAGGGGAGCTTTTGCAACTAAGGCCGCTTCAGTTGCAGCAGCGTCAGCTTTTGTAGCTGGGTTGAAGTTGCCGTTGTGCCACAAAGTCCTAACAGGGGTCCACCCTCCCTGGGCATTAACCGCACGAGCGACAAGGCGGACATCGTTACCGCCTTGCTCGATTGCAATTTGTGCCGAGAAGCCGGTATTAGAATATGGCAGGTTCAAAATCGATGAGTACTGAAGCAAGCCAGTATTACCCTCGCCCATGGTGTAAAAGCCACCTGGCAAACCGATGGTATCGATAGCTGAATTTGGTGCTGCAACGGCCCCTAGACCATATTGTCCAACCGCCAGTGCATCAGTGATCCCATACCCCGCCAAGGTAGTAGGGTTGCTACCCGATTGAACCACCCCGCGATCGTTGACAGTGACCTGTCGATAGGTTCCCGCCGCCTTGTTGGGAGGCAGAACGGAAATAATGGTTTCCTCTAAAAGCCTCCGTGTCGCAAGTACAACACTTGGGTCAATTTTCAGTTCGACGTTGGCCGTATTGCTGACAACTAGGTTCATTCGAATGACCTGTGTCCGTCCAGAACCCTGGCTCAGCAGAGGCTTGAAGCTTGGGGCACAGTTTGCAACTGCAACAAGGTCGCCGGCGGCATCGTAGAGACCGATTTCACGAATCCACCAGCCGCCGACATTCTCGGGGATGACTTGCTCGGCGATGATGACGTTCGCGTTGTTCGGATCTACCTTCACCTGATTCAGCGGCGCGCGGCGGTTTTCATGGATCAATTTTGTTTGTTGCTCGTTGGGAATTGGGTCCGTGCCGTTGGCATCGCCAACACCCATTTGAGCGAAGGTCCAAGGGATTCCCAGGGCATCTGCGTTGGCCTGCTTGGCCAAGCCGACAGCGGTGAGAATGGCAAAAAACTGGCTGTTCTGGTCTGTCATGGGTAGATATCCATGGTGTCGATATTGTGTTCACGACCACTCAGGCGGATGTATCCGCTGACCTCGATGTCGCGTTGCATTGGGGGATACACGTCAATTTCGTCACCATCGGTGACGCAGGCGCCGATATGGACCAGGCCGGTGGTTTCCAAGCTGATGGCCAAGCCGGTCAGGTGGCGGGTTACAGGGCGGGCGTCGTCAATCAGCCACGTCAGCTCTTCGTACATCTCTTCGGTGATGCCGGTTTCCAGTACTCCGACCTTGATGGCAAAGGTCCCGGGCACGCCCATGGGGATGGTCTGCCACCATTCCAGTGTTTCGATCAGGTAGCCCAACGGCTCCACGACGCGACGCAGGGCGCCGATGGTGCCCTTGCGCGAGTGGATGTAATGGGATGAGCGAATGGCGCCGCGCTTCGCTGCCTCTGGCCACCGGCTGTCCCAACGATCAACGGAGAAGGCCCAGGCCAGGTAGGGCAGCAGCTCCAGTGGGCAGATATCGGGGTTCCAGAGTTGGCGTAGCGGGATCGGCACCCGCTGAATTTGTGCCAACGCCAGGGCAGCCTGTCGCTCAAGCGGCGTGGAGTTGCTGGGCAACAGCGGCTGAGTGCTCATCACTCGGCCCCTCGGGTCAGTTGAATGGCGGTGCAATACGGAGCCTGGGCCTTGGTGGCGACGATATCGGCCCAGCCTTCCAGCTCGACTTTGCGCATGCCTTCGACGTGGAGTGCGGCATGCACGGCGGATTCCGATACTTCCATCCCCAACCGGCGCCGTTGGTTCACAAAGGCCAGCAGGCTTTGTTCGGCAGCCGCGAGAATGGGTTCCGACTCCGGCCCGCTCGACATTGGAAAGAGTTTCGCTTTGATCTGATAGCCGACGATCTGCGCGCCCTGGACGATGAGGCGATCAGCCACCGGGCGTCGGTCGTCATCGCTGAGGTATGCGCTGACGATATCCAACAGATCACCCGAAGCAGTACCGTCGCCGAGAATGCTTTGCACCGTGACCACGGCGACCGCGGGTGATGGGCTTTCGGTTGTGGCGTCAGCGACCCGACCGTCTGCAGCCCTGGCATGGAAGATGTAGCTGTTGCGCGGACCGGCGGTGCTCAGCCCTTCCCAGGCCATCTGCGCCCGCTCTCTGAGGCTGTCGTCACCTTCCATGATTCGGGGAAGCGGCGGCAGGGCGTTCGGCTGGGCTTCCTGAACGACCAGGCGCTTGACGTTGAAGTTGCCTGCGAGCTGTTCCAGGTCGCTGCCCTTGGCCAGGGCCAGCATGTTGGCAGTGGCAGCCTCGTTAACCCGTTGACGCCAGACCATTTCGCGGTAGGCATTCTCCTGCAGCAGCTTGGCCAGGGGCTCCGATTCCATGTCGAGGCGAGCCGCGATTTCGGCTTGCTCCTCGAGCGGCCAGAGGCTGATGGCATACGCCTTGCGCTCTGCGAGTATGACCTCGTAGTCGATCTGCTCGACGATCTGCGGCGGCGGTAGCAGGCCCAGGTCGATGGGGGCGAAGCTGTTCATACGCTACCCCCTAAGCTCAGCGGAACGCTCAGGCTCAGCGGCTGATTGGTGTCGACACGGGTGCATTCAATGTCCATCACCGCCTGCCCTTGCAGGGTGGCGCCCTGGAACTGCACACGGCTGAGGCTTACGCGTGGCTCCCAACGCATCAAGGCCATCACGGTCGCGGCATAGACCCGCAGCCGGGTCACGTCGTTGAACGGTTGGTCCACCAGCTCGGGCAGCAAGCTGCCGTATTCGCGACGCATGACCCGAGTGCCGAGGCGCGTGGTCAGGATGTCGGTGAATGACTGGACGATGTGCTCGGCTGTGTCGATTGCTGCGCCGGTTTCTCTGTTCATTGAGGCGCCCCTGTATTTCCGCCACCTGACATGACACCGCCATGGGTGTGTTTCACCAGGCTGATGCCGGCAGCGACAACATCAACCGATACCATGACCTTGCCGGTGACAGTCTGGTCGCCGGTCTGGGTGTAGCTGCCCTGGTGCGTGTAGTCGCCTTCGTGGGTGATCGGCCCAACGATATGGATGCCACCCTTGCTGATCAGGTTGGTGGTACCGCCATCGGGTAGCACCGCGCTGAGGTGGTGAGCGATGCTGTCGTACTCAATAACGGCGCCGTCGCGGTAAGTACGACGATGCAGGCCGGCCCGGTCACCGTTCGCGGGGACGTGGTCGCTGAACACGCCTGTCAGCGCAATGCCGTTTGCGAGCTGGCCGGATGGGCTGAACAGCATCACCTGCTCGCCAACAGTTGGCGGGTCCCACTCCTGGTCGGCACCGGCGCGCAAGGCGACCCACGGCAGCCAGGCGGTGGTGAGCGTTCCGGTTTTGACCTGCACGCGAGGGGGCTTCATCTGTACCGCGGCGACAACGCCGAAGCGGATGAGGTTTTCGAGCAGGCGGGCGAGGGTGGCTAGATCGTTCATGGCGCCGATGGTGGCGTTACGCGCGAGCCGACGCAGCTAAGTCATGCTGTAAATGACGCCGCTACAAGTCACCAAAAAGTGATTACACTCCTTGGATGTATTAACCAAATGGAGTGTTTGGTATGAAAAAAGAGTCAAAGTCCAAGGCGCTTAAAGAAGTTGCAGGGGACGTGCCTGTTTCTGAATATGCGGAGCTGATGTTGGATGCAATATTGGAAGAAGGTGTACTTAAAGAGATTCCAGTTTTCTCTATCGGTAACTCTGTTCTTAAGATAGTGAATAGAGTGAAGGCGAAAAAGTTTAAAAAGAAGGTTGAGGAGTTCTCTAAGTCTGCGGGTGGTTTTACTAAGGAAGAAATGACGTCGTTCTTTGAGGGGCTAGAGGAAGAGGATAAGCAAGAAGAGTTTCTGAGTGAGTTGATTGACGTTGTTGAGCGTACAGACTCAGAGCAGAAGGCAAAGATTATGGGTGGTATCTTTCGTCGTTTAATTAAGAAAGAGTTAACACTCAGTCAGTTTGAAGATCAAATAAAAATTACCAATGCAATGTTGCTGACTGATATTCATCATTTTATGCATGGGTATCATAATGAGTATATTATGGCAGATGGTCTTGGTGATATTCTAACGAACTATAGAGTTGTGAAAAGGGATATATTAATTGTGAATCAAAAGAAAACATGGGCTGACCTAGAGGAGGGACAGCAAATAAAAGTAAATTTCCAACTTACCCCGGTAGGACAGCTTTATCTGGCTTCACTTCATCAGGTGTATAAAGAGAATATTCAGGCTGACCGTTTTTATTCAAAAAATCATAGTGAGTAGATCTAAGTTGTGAGGTAAGCCAATAGGCCATCTCGGATCAGATCTAGGTCGGCATCAGTAAAGCCAAGTTGCTTCCGCTGGTCATACTTCACCTCTGGGGCACCGCGTTCCGCACGGTCCCGCAAGCCTTCCTGGTGAACCCTAGCAATGCGGGCGATTCGACCAGTAAAGCCGACGCTGATGGCGTTACCGTCGCCCTGGACCTTCATAAACTTGGCTGTCCTCAGCTTCTGGAACATCTGAGCCTTGCGTTTGATCCGACCCTGCTTACCTCGCAGGTCGCGCTTTTTCCGCGGTGCGTATTTGCTTCCATCCGGGTTCTGCTGGGCGATCACCCGCTGTTGCTGGCTACGGCGCAGTGCCTGCCCAAGTTCCCGGGCGAGGCGGTTGCGTGACGTGGGTTCGAGTTGCCCCAGCAGACCGGCGGCCCAATCCTCCAGAGCTTCGAGCCGGGTAGTCATTCTGGGACCACCCACTCGCTACCGGTGCCCTGGGCGCCGGGTATCCATGAAGGGTCAAGGAACGCAGCTGCACGCTGTGGCTCTCCGGCGTGCGTGATGGTGGTGTTGCCCTCGGCGTCCTTACGGACGACAACACGTTCGGTCAGCCGCAGGGTGATACTCATGTCCACCTTGCTTCGATCGATGATATCGGCCTCAAACTTGATGCCTTCGGCTGACTTGTTCAGGTTCTCCATCAACTCGGATTGATTGACGCTGACCCAGCCGAGCAGAGGCAACATGATGCTGTCGGGATGCCCAGCAAAGTTGGTGATGATGATCTGCAGGTCAAACCCATATTCAAAGGACAGGCTCGGGGCCGCAGTGCAGCGGATCTTGCCGTTGTCGATGAAGATCAGCAGACGGTCGGGGTCGTGCTTGAGGTCGGCGACAGTGGCCAGCAGGTGAGCGCGTAGGCTTTCGGGTTTGTTCATTTTTGGGCCTGTTGATGTTGGTACACCATGTCGACCTGGCCTGCACATTCTGCCCAGGCTGACTCGGCGCGGTCCTGGTCGGTGAGCAGGTCGCCGTTATTGTTTGGGCTCGTCGCTGGCAGGAGGCATGGGACCACGGCCGGACAGCCACTGACGATAAGCGCTGGCACCGGTGAAGGCGGGGCGCTCGCGCAGCCGGCGAGCAGCATCAGGCAGCTGGAGAGCAGCCCAGTTGCGTAGTTCGGAGTTCTCACGTTTCAATTCCTCGATCGTTCGCTCACGTTTCGCCAGGCCCTGGCGCAGTTTGTCCTGTTGCGCGCGCAGTTGCGTCTGTGCGGCGCGTTCGTTGATCAGGGCTTGTTGCAGGGTGTTGGCGTTGGCTTGGCTGCTGCGCGCATCGTCACGGGCTGTCTGGGCGTCTTTCTGTGCCAGGCCTGTGTTCTTTTCCGCGTTGGCGACGCGGAGTTCCTGAGCCAAGAGCAGCAGGCCGAGGGTGCCGACCAACGCGACGCCCAGCAGTATCTGGCGGACAATGCTCACGCGCGGTACCAGCCGAGCTTATTCATTGCGCCGACGTCAAGGTGCTCGACAGGGCCGCGAATCACAATCGCCCGGCAACCCGGGTCGACGAACTGCAGGGCCTCGGCCAGTAACTGAGCATCTTCGTAGCTGGTGTGTTCTGGAACGACCAGGACATCACCGTCTTCTACCTTGAGTTTTTGCACCGCTTCGAGATCGATCATGCCGCCAACTCCTGGCCACAGCCGCAGGCGCTGTGCCGCTCATAGGCGCGCTGGAGCTTGGTGTCATACAGATTTCGCTGATAGTTCGGGCCGTTGTAGAGCTTGGCGAATTCGGCCCATTTACGGGCTTTCAGGGCCTTGAACAGGGCCGGGTCGGTTTCGATGAAGCACACGAAGGCATCGAACTGCTGCGACTCGCCTGCGCTTATGGCTGCTACGAAGTCCTGCACGCTGCTGTAGCCCAGGCGCTGATAGTGGTAACCCATGATCTGGAACGCACCCCAGGAGGTGGATTCCAGCGCGGCGGTATCATCGATCAACCGGGCCGCGGCCAGACGCTGGTGCTCCGCGGTACCGCCGGCATAACCACCTGGTTTTGGGTTGACGATGGCGGGATTGATGTTGGCGAGCTGGTCGGCATGGCGCTGCAGCTCAGCGGCGTCGTCACCTTCATGCCGTGGGGTTTTCAACTGGCGGTACATGACGTGCCGCTCGAACAGGATGACTGGCTTGCCGTTGCCCAGAAACCCCCTACCGTTCGATTCGACTTCATTGATCGCGTAGATGCTGGCCAAGGGCAGATCCAGCCGCTGGGCGGCGTTGACCAGGTCGGCATTGCGCAGCAGCGTCGAGCAGTCCCCACCGGCCAGGCTGGCGAGTGTTTTCTCTCCGGCCACACCGTCAGCGACAAGGCCAACCTTCAACTGATAAGCCCGTACTGCCTTTTCGGTTTCGTCGCCAAAGTCGCCGTCTGGGTTCAGCTTGGCGCCTTGGGCGTTGAGGTTCTTCTGCAGGACGCGAACTGCTTGTGAGCGGTCGCCGTGGCGCAGTGCTGTGGTCATAGCTGTTCTACCTTGCGGGTGAAAAACTTCTTCGCCGCGGCGCGGGTTCCTTCGACGCCGAGCAAACCGATGACGCCGCCGAAAAACGGGGCCGTGGATGCGGGAATACCGATCAGCGACAAGCCATGGCTGGTGGCCAGTGCCAGGGCACCGCAAAGCGGCGCCTCGACTGCCATCCGGCGCAAGGTGCCTCCGCCGTACATGATCCGAAGGGCCGCGATGATCAGGGCCAGGAGGCCGGCATACAGCGTCGGCCAGTTCTGTTCGAGCCAGGCGGCGAGCCAGGCCCAAGTGTCGGGACGTTCAGGCATGCGCTTCATTCCATTGTCCAGGGTTGGTGGGTTCAAGGGCTCGGAAAGTCAGTCCCATAGGTTCACCATCTGCCGCTGTGGGGCTGAGGTTTGGGCTTCTGGCATCTGTACGGGAAGGCCTTGGGGCAGCGTAGGGCCGTGATCAGCCAGGCCCGGGTTGGCCTCAAGCACTGCCTCGGTGACACCGGCCGTGCGGCCGTAGTGACGCCAGCACAGGGCATCGACGGTATCGTTCTGCTGGGCACGGACGGTGATAGCCATCAGATCAGCTCCACGGTGGTTCGCTTGATGCCGAGAAAGTCACGGATGGCCCAGCGCAGGTCGCGGCGGTAATCGTCGATGTTGGGCTCGATGTCGTCGGCCTTCTTGCCGCCACTGTTTGTGGTGTCGTAGGAGCGGTAGCGCTCGCAGACTTCCGCGCCGGTGGCGGCTTCGATCGCTCGCCTGTACAGGTGGATCTGTTCAGATACGTCCTCGACGGTCTCGCCCGGGACGTCTTCCAACTTGGAGTAGCCGGCTGCCTGTTTCTCGATGCGCCATGCTGCGAGTTCACGATTGACGCTGATGGCGGCAGCAATGACGGCCGTTTCCAGCCTTGGCGCGGTGATGCTGTTGTCGAGGCGCAGGGTGCCGCGCAGAGCATCCAGGTCAATGGATGGCCAGAATGGGGAGGTGTTGATGTGGCCGTCCGGCGAGGTCTGGCCGCCCGGTGGGGGGCCACCGGCTACAAATCCGCTCATGAAACAGCTCTCTGAGATAGGTCGCCGGTGGTCGGGGCTTCACGTTCAGGAGGAGCGGCCTGGCCGATCCGCCCCGAGCCGGCGGGGTGCGTGGGGACGCTCGTTTAGCTGCCAGGGGCAGCGTGTTTTTTCAGGAGGCGTTCGACGCGCTCCAGATCCTTTTTGCCGCCGCAGTTGGTGTGCAGCTCAATGGCGCGAGCCAAGTGCGTCTTGGCCTGCTCCAGTGGCTGCTGGGCACTGCTCGCCGGGGCGTCATCAGCGACCTGCGCAGAAAGCGCCTTGCCAATGGCCAGGTGCAGCTTGGCCCGGGCCTGGTCTGGCATGTCTTCCTTGGCCGTGATCTGCTCGGTACGCAGCAGTAGATCCAGGTCGAAACTGCCGCCAGCTTTCTGGGTCTTCAGTGCGGCTTCGGCGATCTCTTCGGCAACGATGGTGCCGGTGGTGCGCTCGAAGCGATCCGGCATCAGCAATTGGTGCTCGATCACATAGGCCGCGATGTCCAGGGCGCCGGTAAAGTCGCTTGCGTCCATACGCCAGACCATCAGGGTCGTCAGCACCTGGTCCTGAGCGCCCTTGCCCTCGGCCAGCACGCCTTCAACATAAGGCTGGTACTCCGGCAGCAACTGGCGCTTGAGCTCCGCCTTGCCTTCGGTCGACTGCACCTGCTTGAGGCGCAGATAGTCCTGCTGGAGCTTGGCAAGGTGCAGCTCGTAGATATTCGCGCCTTCCATGGTCATGGCCGGGCCAGCGACCGCCGCGGCTGCAACGGCGGCGGTCACGCGCTGAAAGTGTCGACGACAAGGGTTGGTCATGATCGCCGGCCTCAGCTCAGGGTGATGTTTTCGGCCATGGCAGCGCAGCCCAGGTCTTCGATCACGTAGCTTTCGTTGACCGACTCGAAGTTTTCGATGCGATCGCGTTTGGCGTTGTCGACGACGGTGCGGCGACGGGTGTTTTCCTGCCAGTAGAGCGACAGGTTGTCCAGGCGAGTGACCATCAGGCCGTTCGGTGGGTAGTGCGGCACACGCACTGCCGGCAGATTGCCGATGCGTTTTTGGCTGGTGACGATATCGGCCGCCAGCATTTCCGTCGGTGCCTGGGTTTTGTTGATAATTGGGAAGTACTTGTCGGCCAGGATCTGGCGGCCGCAGATCACGACCAGGTCGGTATCTTCCTGATACCAGGGTTCGATGAACTCGTTGACCATGCTGATAACCAGGGCATCGATATTTTCGAAGTCTTTGCCAGCACCGATCTGGATCTTGCCGCTGCCATCAACCACTTCCGACAGGACGCGGGCTGCGTTTTCCAGACGCATTTTCTGCAGCCAGCCGATGTTGACGTCCTGCAGCAGCGGATAAGTTGCAGGATTCGAGGTCGCGGCGCGGCTTACGCCGTTCCAGCCGATCATGATCCGATTGAGGGCCTGGGCCTTGATGATCGCGTCGCGGATGCGTGCCTGGAAGTCCTTGAACTTCGCCCACTGGTCCAGCTTCTGGTAGCGGATACCGGTGTCGAAGTTCGTCTGGGTGCATGTGTACCCGCGATTGTCCAGTCCGCTCGGGTCGCGGGGCTCGCGGTCCTTGACGGTGGTGTCGGTGGTGCTGGCAATGGTCCCGTCGATGCCGATGCCGATCTTCTCGCCCGACTGTTCGGAGACGCCGTAAACGTTGATGGCGCTGAGGAACGCGCTGGACTCCTGAATGCGGGTTTCCAGAGTCTGGGCAACGCTGGGTGCGGCCGTGAATTTGGTGGTGACATCGCTCACGCCGTGCAGCTGCGCAAGTTGTTGCAGGTAGGCGTTGTACAGGACGCGGGTATCGTTACGCATGGTGTTCTCCGATGTTCCTTGGCTTGGCTTGTCCGTGGGGTGGATCAGCAGTCGGTGACGAGCGCCCCGTCACCACCCGTAGCCGGCGGGCGAGATGAGAACTGCGTCTTGGTGCCGGGTGAGTCCGGGGTTTTTTCGAGTTTCTGGACCAGGTCGGCGAAGTCGCTGGCCAACTTGTCGTGCTTGCTCTGCAGGCTTTCGCGTGCGGCCTTTTCAGCAGTGAAGGCGGTGCCTTGACTGGCTACGTGCTCAGCCATTGCCTCGACGGCCTGGCCCAGCTCGGTGAATAGAGCGGCATCCTTGCCTTCCTTGTCCTTGTTCTTGCCGAGGGCTTCGAGAACGCGGGTAAACAGGCCGGCGACCTTGCTGCCTTCGTCCTCGACCTCGTCGAATTCCAGTGTTGTTTCAATGGCCTCGGAAAACAGGTTGTCCGGGGCATTTTTGCGGGCCTTCAGTGGGTTGCAGTCCGGGTTTTTCGCGCTGAAGGTGAGCATTTCGGTACCGAGACTGGCCGGTGTGTCGGTAACAGCGATGCCGTCCAGGTACGCCCGGCCGGAGTCGGCGAACTTCGGGCGGATCTCGATACTGGTGTACAGCTTCTGGCGGGCCTTGTTCATCGCGACCAGGTCGGCGGTCGGCTCGATTTGGGCGAACAGGGCAAGTTTCTTGACGCCGGCAATATCGACGTCTTCGGTTTTCAGGGCGACCACGTCGCCGTAGGCACGGAACGGGCTATCGGGCAGCAGGCTGCGCATGTGCTCGATCCAGACCCGCGCGCCGTAGGTGTTCAGGCTGTAGGTTTCGGCAGCGTCGACCAGCCATTGACGTTCAATCTGGCGCCCGTCGGTGGTAGCGCCTTCGACGGCGACGCGGAAGAACTTGGAGCGGTACTTCTTGGCTGGGGTTTCGGTTTTGCCGGCCATGCGTGAATCCTCAATGCGTTGGCTGAGTGCTTTAGCGTTGAGGGCATGGTGTTCAGCGCGGGCGAGGCGGGCAATGAGGTGGTCTTGTAGACCGGGGCTGTACAAGGGCAGGCGCGGGTAGAGTTCGCGCGCGGGCGGCAGCATCTGCGCCATGAATGCCGCCACCGAAAACCCCATCCGTGACAATCGCCGCCAGGCCAAGTTTCTCTACTGGACGGGCTGGCGTGTCTGCGAAATCGCCGAGTACCTGGACGAAAAGGAAAAGACGGTCCACGCCTGGAAGTCCCGGGATGAATGGGACCGGGCGGACAATGTCGAGCGGATCGGTGGTGCGCTGGAAGCCCGACTGGTCCAGTTGATCCTGAAGGACGGCAAGACGGGCGGGGACTTCAAGGAAATAGACCTGCTGCATCGCCAGCTTGAGCGGCAGGCGCGAATCCAGCGCTACCAAGGCGGCGGTACCGATACCGAGCTGAATCCGGCCCTGGCAAAGCGCAATGAGGGACCGAAGAAGGCACCGAAGCGCAACGAGTTCAGTGAGGAGCATATCGAGCTCCTGACTGAGGCGTTCGTTGATGGCTGTTTCGGGTACCAGCTGGATTGGTACAAGGCAGGGAATCAGCGTACCAGGGCGATTCTCAAGTCTCGCCAGATCGGCGCGACGTTCTATTTTGCCCGAGAAGCGTTAATTGACGCCCTGACCACGGGGCGAAATCAGATTTTCCTGTCAGCGTCGAAGAACCAGGCGCACATCTTCAAGGCCTACATTCAGGCATTTGCCCGTGAGGTGGTGGGTGTCGAACTGACGGGCGATCCGATCATCCTGGGCAATGGCGCCGAGCTGCACTTCCTCGGTACCAACGCCCGGACGGCGCAGGGCTACCACGGCAATTTCTACTTCGACGAATTCTTCTGGACCTTCAAGTTCAAGGAGCTGAACAAGGTCGCCAGTGGCATGGCGATGCAGAAACAGTACCGGCGGACCTACTTCTCGACGCCTTCCAGCATGGCGCACGAGGCGTACACCTTCTGGACCGGCGAACGATTCAACAAGGGCAAGCCGGCAGCCCAGCGAATCAAGTTGGACGTGTCCCATGACGCCCTCCAGCAGGGGCGACTGTGTGAGGACCGGATCTGGCGCCAGATCGTCACGATTCTGGATGCCGAAGGCCGGGGCTGTGATCTGTTCGACCTCGAAGAGCTGCGCCTTGAATACGACGCTGAGGCGTTCCAGAACCTGCTGATGTGCCAGTTCATCGACGACGGCGCCAGTATCTTCCCGCTCGCGATGTTGCAGCCCTGCATGGTCGACAGCTGGGACCTGTGGGCGAGCGACTACAAGCCGTTCGCGGCTCGGCCGTTCGGTGACCGTGCCGTATGGGTTGGCTACGATCCTGCTGAGTCGGGCGATAGCGCTGGCCTGGTGGTGGTCGCGCCGCCTCTGGTCCCGGGCGGCAAGTTCCGCATTCTTGAGCGCCACCAGTTCCGAGGCATGGACTTCGCCGCGCAGGCCGAGGCCATACGGCAGGTCACGCGCCGCTACTGGGTCACCTACATCGGGATCGATATCACGGGCATGGGCTCCGGCGTGGCCCAGCTGGTGAAGCAATTCTTCCCGAACATCACCACCTTCAGCTATTCGCCTGAAGTGAAAACCCGCCTGGTGCTGAAAGCCTACGACGTGATCAAGAACGGCCGCCTGGAGTTCGATGCCGGCTGGACGGATATGGCCCAGTCCCTTATGGCCATTCGAAAAACCGTCACCGCCTCCGGGCGCCAGTTCACCTACACGGCCGGTCGCACCGACGAAACCGGCCACGCCGACTTGGCGTGGGCGACCTTCCACGCGCTGCACAACGAGCCTCTCGAAGGGCAGACCACGGCGAACACCGGATTTATGGAGTCCTACTGATGAGCAGACGTAACCGCGGAAAACAGCTGGTAACCGCCAATACCCCGAAAGAAGGGGAGCTGCTGCAGGCCGAAGCCGGCCCGGTGGAGGCCTTCACCTTCGGGGACCCGACGCCGGTACTGGATGGCCGCGAGATCCTCGACTACCTGCAGTGCTGGCTCAACGGCCGGTGGTACGAAACACCGATGTCAATGGATGGCCTGGCCAAGACCACCCGGGCCAGCGTGTACCTGCAATCGGGACTGAACTTCAAACGCAACATGCTGGCCCGCACCTTCATCCCGCACAAGCTGCTCAGCCGCCAGGCCTTCGAGCAGTTCGCCCTGGACTGGCTGTGGTGCGGCAACTGCTACCTGGAGAAGCGCAACAACATGCTGCGCAACACCCTGGGCCTGGTCCCGCCGCTGGCCAAGTACATGCGCCGCGGCGCCGATCTGGTGACTTACTACCAGGTGCGGGGCTGGAAGGATGAGCACGAATTCGCCCCGGGCTCCATCTGCCACCTGCGCGAGGCCGATATAAACCAGGAGATCTATGGGCTGCCGGAGTGGCTGGCGGCGCTGCAAAGCGCACTGCTGAACGAGAGCGCCACCCTGTTCCGCCGCAAGTACTACAACAACGGCAGCCACGCCGGTTTCATCCTCTACATGACCGACGCGGCGCAAAAAGAGGAGGACATCGATTCGCTGCGTACCGCGCTGAAGAACTCGAAAGGCCCGGGCAACTTCCGCAACCTGTTCGTCTATGCCCCCGCGGGGAAGAAGGACGGCATCCAGCTGATCCCGGTCAGCGAGGTCGCAGCGAAGGACGAGTTCAGTTCCATCAAGAACATCAGCCGCGACGATCTGCTCGCGGCCTTGCGTATCCCGCCGCAGCTGATGGGCATCGTGCCGCAGAACGCGGGTGGTTTCGGTTCGTTGCGGGAGGCTGCTGACGTGTGGGCAGTCAATGAGCTGGAGCCGCTGCAGGCGCGCCTGGCCCAGGTCAACGATTGGCTGGGTGAGGAGGTTGTCAGCTTCAAGGAGTTTGAGCTAGTTACGAGGGGGAAGTAGTTTTTTGTGCAGTATTGTTGTGGAACAAAAAAACCGCCTTTTGGCGGTTTATTTGTTATACCTAAACTTCACTCTAATAATTCTTTATTTATTGAATAAGCATATCTATAAGGGCTTTTTGGGGCTTTGACAGAGCGGAATCCAAAGTCACCTTTAATGGAAATTGTGCTTAATATTCCACCTGCCACAGCAGCGGCGCTTGCCGCTTTAAGGCCATATGGAGCACCCAAATCCCAGCCTTTCTTGCCTGCTTCGAAAAGCTTGATAGGGTTTATGTTGAAAGAGGTATTTAAGTTTGAGATGTGAAAAGGAAGTTGGTATTCCTTGCTGACCTTCAATAGGTCTGAACAGACTATGTCTAAGTCGGCTAATGTTTTGTTTAGCGCTTGAGCGCTATTTTCAGAATTTTTAATTTCCAAGACTAAATTTTCTAAGTGGTGACGAAATAGTAGTAGCTCATCTTGTCTTCTGGCTTTGAATTCTAATATGTCATCTAGGGCTACATCAAAACTTGGAATCGGTATCGCTCGTTGTAATTCAAGGATAGCCCCCTTTTCCGGGTCTAGAACATTTTGGCTAAGCAAGAGACCTCTTTCGCTTTGCGCCATCGCCCATTGGCCAGGCTCTTTATTTTCTAGCTGAGAGTATGTATCGATATATCCCTTTGCGATAGCGGTACCCATATCTCCACGTACGTCATATTGAGGGCGCGTTAAGATTCCGCACTTAGCTAAATGATCCGTATCTCCATTGCCCTTCATGTTGACAAAGTTGTTATGGGGCCATGCAAGCTTATCCCAGAAAAGAAGTGAGAATCTTAACTCTATAGGGTCTATATGACCTTGTCCTGCTATGATTGTAGTTCCGTTTATTTTCATTGGAGGACTTATGATTAATCCTCTTTGTTCGTTATTTTTTAGCGGTTTTCCATAGTTTGGGTCGTTTTCTTTTCTGTACTTGGCTTCGCCCATATCTTTCGTCCTTTTTTGGAGTAGCAGTTTTTAAAGCTCATAAGTTGGAAGCTTTGAATGTGAAATATAGCAGTCTGTACAGATGGCAGTTGCGTATCAGATGAGAAATTGATTGCTCCTAAGGGGATCGATTATATGAGCCCCTTGATTCCGCGAGTTGCCCACCGCGAGATCGACTTTGAACCATTCAAAAGCCTCGGAGGGTTCACCTTCGATCAACGCAATTTGTTCGGCTCGCTCCTTGGGGGTGGCTGAATTGATCCACTCCCGAGCCTGAGCCGGGGCCAGAACCACGGGGCGTCGGTCGTGAATGTCGACCATGCCGCCGGCAGAGTCTGCGGTGATGATCACGAACCCGTCGTACTTGCCATGGCCTTCGTCTGAACCTGGTAGCTGTCCGATTGCGGCGCAGAGGATCGGCGAGCCATCCCTATGACGGATCAGGTAAGGCTGCTTTTTCGGCCCACCTTCTTCGACCCACTCGAACCAGTTATCGATCGGGCAAATAGCGCGGTGCGGCCAGATTGCGCGAAAGAACGGTCCATGGGCCACTTTCTCAACCCGGGCATTCACTTGCGGGGCGCGGTCCTTTGCCCAATGTGGTCGCCAGCCCCACCGAACCAGATCGGTATGTAGCAAAACGCCCTGGAGGTGCAACAGAGCGACCCGTGTTGTCGGCGCGGCGTTGTACCGCTCCAATGGTTGATCGCCGACTGTATTGACCAAGGCGTTTGGCATGCTGAGCACAGCAACGAAATCATGAATGCCGCTGTACTGTGAAAGTCGTCCACACATGAGCTTGTCCATCGAGATAGTCGATCTACTCACTGTAGTTCTCGGATAGTCAATTGATCGGTGGCATGGGTGGCAGAAGAGCGTAATCCTCAATTCCGCGCAAGCGCTTTACTTCTGAAGTGATTTCGGCCAGATGCTTGTTCATAGCCATGAGCTGCCAGTCGTACTTGAGCTGTGTCTCGACAACCAGTCGATTTGCATCACTCAGTTCCTTCTTGGTTCGTGAAAGGTCAGCCTTGAGTTGATCACGTTCAGCCGAAGCCTGGGCGTGCATCTCCACCAGCTTAAAGATGTTCGCGCGGGCCTGGCGCAATTGGATTGTCAGTTCCTGGATTTCATTCTCAAGCAGCGCTCCGTGCTGAATGGCCGTTTCGAGAGGCGTGGGGATACCAAGCCAATCATCTGTGTCATTGATATCCAACGGTGTGGTCTCGTGCATTCTGCTGTATGTAAATACAGTAATCGCTAAATTGGTCTGCCGCGATCTGAGGCGACGAACTGATACGGCTGGAGGCCGCATGGAGAGGTCGGGGCTTTGACGTGCTACAGATTCCTTCGGCGGGGGGCAGACGTGCCACATTTGCGGGTACTGACGTGCTTCACGCCTGGCGCGCGCCGTCGTCCCCCCACCTCGCCTGCGGGCTAAATGGGTCGTTTTTTCTGCACACCTGCAGTCGGTCTAAAGCGGCCTTGGCTGGGCCTGTGGCGGCGATAGGGGAGGGTTGGAAAGCCTGCGAATCCCTGCAGCGGTGGGGTAAATCTGCGAACGAGTAGGGGCCCGCCGTTCGCTCATTTTCAGGATGGCCGTCGGAAAAAGGTAATTTGGTAATCGTTGGGTCTGAACTGAGCTGAGGGCCCCGGTTTTAAAGGGTTTCAGTAATTACCTGAGACGGTAATTATTGGTAATGAGGGAGGTAATTTTTTTGTAAGTACCTGATTTTAAAGGGTTTCACTTTTGGGGTTGATTACCCTAGGTGAAGGTAATTCGATTACTTAGAAATTACCAAATTATTACCTTTATAAATAATCACTAACCTATTGAAAATAAAGGATTAAATCAGCTTCTTTAAATGACCTAACCAAAATTACCTTTTTCCGGTGGGTCACCCGAAAAAACGCAAACGTCATCGGCGCCTGGCCTTTTACCTGTCCGCGCTTAACCTCATGGGACCAGCGTGGGACCACTTGCTCTCGCGCTGATACGCTGGAGGCCTTGTAATCCGTGGGTGGCTGCTGTGAAAGTAGGGCGCGGGTGCATTCGAATCCCTCCTCAACCGCCATATTCGATCAACGCAAAACCCCTGATTTCCTCGAGAAGTCAGGGGTTTTGTGCTTTCTGGGTCCTGTTTGTCGCAGCGGTTGGCGAGCGGTTTCTTTGCTGAACGCCGTTTCCTCGCCACGGTCAAAATCATTACGAGTTCGCAACAGCCAAGGCTGCTCCAGCGAGGTATCGATCACGCTGGATACCTGAGTGGTCTTTGGCTTTGTTACCCCTGCGAAGCCTGGCGGTCCGGTCACCTTGAGGGTGAGGTTTTCCGCCGATATCAGGCGGGCATCAGCGTGCGGTTTTCTGTGCCCCGTACTGGCTACGAGGAGACGCGCAATGGTCATTCACTTCAAGGTCGCCGGGCATCTGGCCTGCGGCCACAAGGGTTCCAATCTCATGTCCAGCACCGAGCCGGCGCGGGTCAAATGCCGCAGTTGCCGCAATACCGAGGTGTTCAAGGAAGCCCGCAAGAATCAGCGCAATGCAGCACGTCGAGCGGCGCGCAAGGCGAAGGCTGCGCACACCGCAAGCGATTGGCGCGCAGCCTGGACCCAACGGCTGACGGCCATGGCCGGATTGCAGCGCCTGCCTCGGGGCTTCGATGGGCAGCCTTACGTTTAG